GCAACCTCTTATGCAGAACGCGGGCCACTCGAGAGAGTGCAGGCCACTGTGGTGCAAACCACTTTCCGCGTTCCATGATCCCATTACCGTCACGCATGAACTGCTTGAGAGGATACGGCGAGAAGTAGCGGACCGGGCCAGTGTGGTGACCCAGTTCGCTGTAAGTTGCCAGGCCAAACGTCTCGCAAAACGTCCAGCCCTTCCCACCGAAGAACGATTTCTTCTCATGCAGTCCACTACCTACAGCCACGACCCGTCGGCTATAGGTAGCCACCTTCCTGGGTACAGTTCTCGATACTACGTCGTCCCCACACAACATAGTATCAGGACCAAGTGCCTCACAGCACCAGCCGTTGATTATGGAGAGCATAGTGAAGGACATGGGCGTACCCATAAGGCATCCCCGCTCCATCGGGATGTCGACCATCTCTACGCCCTTATCTCCCATAACCAAACGCGCCCCAGGAAGGGCCACTACCTCCATCCAGTCAACTTCCCTAAAGTGACATCGACGGTACCTCACATAATGCTTTACGTCGCCGAGGCCAAGAGAACCTGCGGCGGCTTGAAGGAAGGGCTTGGACAGACCCGCCTTCTCCATGCCGCGGAGCACAGCACGAAGAGCATTATGAGAGAAACCGTCAGTCGCTTTGGTAAGATCCGCGGACAGCCAACGCTGACCGCGGCCCAGGGTATCAGGAAAGCCACTGATTGTGCCGTCTTCACGGACTCGAGAGAGATAATCTCGAACCCGTTCATCGCTCTTAACGAGACGGCCAAATACAGCGGTCCTAACGATCGACCCTGCACAGAAGACTGGACCAGGAGGAACGGTAATGACACGCGTCTTGTTCCCCTGCTCTGCTATTGGAGTAGCATCATGCACAGGCATGGTGCCTTCCCAACCACCCTTGCCAAGACGCTCAAAGTCCCTAAAGGCCAAGAGCGTTCCCCAGTTGCGTATGAACCACGGAAACAGGTCCATAGCAACAACCGGGGAATTTGGTGGTTTACTCCTAATAGCATGAAGCAGCCTGTTAACGAGGGAGTCCTTCCCTGGAAAGGGCCCACAACTTCCGGCAGCGTGACTTATAACAGGAGCCATGAGTTTGAATGGGATCAGGCTTTCACCCAGTCCCAACGCCCTCAAATGCTCCTTTACAAGCGAACGAAGCCAGGCATCGTAGCCACCCTTCGCCACGGAAACCTCTTTAACAGCCTTCTTAGAGCAAGGCGCGTGTATCCAAGTACACTTTCTCAGTCCGTGTCTGAACCGACTCTTTGTGTAGCGCTCAATCTCCTCCTCGACCCAAGAAGGAGACACAAAGGGTTTAGACACGTTAACAGCATGGTTG